AACCTTAACATTTCTAGTAGCACCAGGAACATCGTAAGGATATTCTTGTGGTAAGTAAGTTTTAAATACTTCTGCTAATAATTTAAATTCGTGTTTAAGACCAACGTATAATCTTTTGTGGATTGCGGACATAACTCTAGAGCCACGTTCTAAAAGTGCAACTGTAGTACCGACCGCGGCTTGTTGATTCATATCTCCAACTTGTGCATCTGCAATACTTGCAAATCTTTGACCTGCACTAACTACAACTCCCATTAATTGTAAAAGAGTTTGATCTGGTCCTTTAAATGGTAATTGCATAAACTGATCTTTAATATTTCCGCCAGGTGCATCTACATCTCTAAACTCACCAGGTTGTAATGGCTGTGCATCATCTCTAATTCTTATACCTCTAGTTTTAAAACCAGCTGGTAAATTAGCTAAAGTTCCTGCATCTAATAATTGTCTTAGTGCACTTGTTGCTGTTCTAGTTAAACCACCAATCATGTGTATTAAACCAAAACCATAAAAACCTGTACCTGGTAAAAATTTATATTGTACAAAGTATTTTATTTTTTCTTTTGTAGGATCGTCTTGTGTATAGTTTCTTCTAATAGATAAAATTTCATTAGTAGATTCTAAAATAGTTACGATGTATGGAAGTTTAATTCCTGTTGGCTCGCCATCTGCACCCATATCTTCAAAACCTTCTAAATCTAAATCCGTATGCATTTCTAAAAGTGTGTATTGATCTTCGGCATTTCCATCTTTAGAAATTCCTTCTAATCTTAACTCTGCATCTTTAACTTGATTTTCTGTAACAGGCGGTTGACCTATTTCTATGTCTTTGTAAAAACCAGAAACTTGTTGTTTTCTAATTTCATTTTCTGACATTCTTAAAACATGAACTATTGCTTCTGCGTCTTCTAATGAGTTAGCCGAATAAGGTACAACTAAATCATCTGCTTGTACAAATTTAGAAACAGCTCTACCTAAAAGGTCGTCATAATAAACTTTCTTAAAGGTAGAACCTGAGAGGGGTAGATAAAAAAGCATTTGGTCAAATTCAGGTTCATACTCTGGCATTTGATCCATGATTTGATAATTCATAAAATCTTTTACTCTGTGTGCTTGGTCTTGTTTTTCGTTAGTCACATCTCCTAAAATTTGTGCACGTACTGGACCATCAGCTGGTAATAATTCTTTGTAAGCTTGCGCTTGAAATTGTGTAACCGCTTCAGCAAGAACAGGATGGTTTACACCACTTGCTCCTCTAAAAGGTTGTGTTCTTTTTTCGTATTTAAAACCTAAAAGTTCTAAACCTTCTCTGTAAGTGTCTTCCCAGTCACCTCTAGATTGTTTGTATTCTGTATACTTGTCAAAAAGATTAGAACCTAGTTCGTCTAGGTATTGATCATTCATAACTTCTGCTAAGTTTGAAAAATGATCTTCTGTTTGTAATCCTTCCATGGCATTAGGATCAAAATTTATTTCTGCTCCACCTTCTTCATCCATAGTTACATTTGCTTGACCTTCTTGTGTAGGAACGTCAGCTTCTGAAACGTCAACTTCTTGTTCTACAAAAGCTTCGTCAGTAATAGTTTCGTTGGGTAATGCGTCTTCTATTTTTGCCATATCTCTTTCCTGTTAATTTTCATACACCTTTTTAGGATTATAGTATATATCATATCTAGTAGGTTTAGCAACCCGTCTTGGTAATGTTTCAATTCCATACTTATAATATGGACCCATTTGACTTTTTAAAAATCTTTCTCTAGCTTTTTCTATTTCATCTCTTGATGCTGGTATTTCTGTGTCATCTACCATTCTCATACCCGCGCCAATTCCAACATCAAAATCTTTGTTTGCAATATTTCTAAGTTTTTGTGATTTAGGCATTGCTGCTAAATCTTCTTCTAATCCTCTTTGAGCAAAATCAAAAGGCTTATACAAAGTTCCTTGTTCAAATTTTGCATCCTTACCTTTTATTTTATCTTTTACAAATTTTCCACCACTTGCAACTAGATCAGGTAAATTAAGAACTCCTTCTCCAAATTTTTTAACCATATATTCAGTAGAATTTTTTAAACCTGCTCCTTGTCCTACAGCAGTTGAAAAATCATATGCAGCAAACATGGGATCTAAAACAACAGCAGCTTTTCCAAAACCTCTTAAAGTTTTTCCACCTACATCTAAAATTCTTGCAGCTGCTTGTTTAACAGCCGGAGGTAGTTCAATATCCATTTCAGTAAAATCCATAAAACCAGCAAAACTATTAAATTTTACACCTTGAGAAGCAGCAGCTTTTTGAACTATTTTAATATCATCTTCTAATGTTGTACCACCTCTAGCTTTATTTCTTTCATTTAAATCTGAAATTAATTTAGCAACATCTTTAGTAATAACTCTAGTCTTACCTTTACTATCTTTGTATGTTCCAGTAAATAAATCTTTAAGTTGACTAGTTTTTGTAAATCCTAATTGAGCTAAATCAACAGCAGACTTAGAAGGTTTAGCTCCTCTATATTTTTTATTTCTTCTATCATAATAAGTTAATTTATTTTTCTTAAAATATTCATCAATCTTCTTAATTGTTTTAGTGTCCTCTGGATTATCATACACATAATTTTCTACTCTTTGTTTAGTAGACATATTTACTGCTTTAGGAATGATGTATAAATTTTTTGGATACTCTATACCTAATCCATCTAATATTTTTTTAGTTCCAGCATCATACTTTACAGTTGATCTTCCTCTAATGTGATCTTGTTCAAATTGTAAATTTTGTCTTATTTGAGACATAGTCATTTGAGAAAGTGGAATGTTTTCAATATTTCCTGTTCTTGCATTAAAAAAAGATGTAACTAAATTTTTTATTTTAGGATTATTATTTATAAAAGTTTTTAACTGAGCATCTGACATTCCTTTTACAGCGTTATTTAATGCTTTGGTTAATCTAAAAATTGTTCCTCTATCTTTATTATATCCTTGCATTTTATATTCTGCTGATTGTTTAGATAATGTAGTAAATTTATTTTTATAACTTTTAGGATATTTGGTAATTTTTTTTTCTTTTGGAAAACCAAATGTTTTAGATTTTTCTAATTTTTTAAATTTTTCATTTGATTTCTTAACGTCTGGATCTGCTTTAAATCTGTATCTAACTCCTTTTTTCCCATATTGGCTTTTTTGTCTTTCATATGTAATTCCTTCTGCAGCTAATTTCTTTTTTATTTTAGCAGCTGCACCAATTCTACTTACATCAGATGAATCAGTTAAACGAAATTTTTCAGCAGGATAATCCTTGTCCATAAAAGTCATTACTTTTTCTAACTCTCCATCAGAAAGTTTAAGTATTTTACCCATGGTTTTAGTATCAATAGTTCCAACGTAGGGTTTGTAAGATTGTTTAAATGTAGCCAATAAGTTATCTAAAATTTTTCCTGATACTAATCTTTCTTTCCCCAAACCTTTTACTCTACTTTTTCTAACCTGTTCTGTTATTCTAGTTTCTTCTAATAATTTGTTAAAAATACCTTCATAGTCATTTGGTTTTAATTTATATTTTTTTCTTACCTTTTTAATTTCTTGGTTTGTTCCTTGACCTTGTATCCTTGCATCCGAACTTATATCATCTACTTTTGCTTTCCAAAAATCTTCAAAATCTTTATCTTTTATTAATTCTTTATAATTATATTTACCTTTGTATTCTTTAGTATCGGTTGCGGGATCAAAATTTTTAATTAAATCTTGTCTAAAATCTTTAGCTGCTTTGTAAGTGGTGTGTTCTGTTAAAGGAGTATTTCCAAGTCCTGAAGTTATATATACAATTCTTTTTCCTTTTAATCTTTGTTGAATACCTCTACCTAAATCTTGACCTTTTATAACATTATTAATTGGGTCAACTAATCCTGCCTTAGCATAACCAACTCGTCCACCTGTTGAAAACATACCAGAACTTCCAAACACTTTTGTAAAATTTGCAGACATAGATGCTTGTGCTTCTTCAGTACTCATATCTAGGT